ACTTTTTCATAATGTTCTCCTGATATTTAGGGTTCATCAAACAATACTTTGTTAATGTAGTTATTTGCCCACTTACTACCAAAGTATTTCTCTAAAATTTTTCTAGTTTTATCGTTTTTTCTCTGTTTTTCACAGTAATATAACTGTCCTTCGTATCTCTCGTCTGCTCTATTGTAATTCATAGTTGATTTCCATACAGCACCTGCAAATATATCAAGATATTGATCTACAATGTCACAAAAATTCTTTCTTTCCTCTTCATCTTCTATTCTAACAAACTTAGAGTATGGAGAGAAAATGTCACCCCACTGAGGCATGTCTCTGTTATGTTTAAAACTATAATACTCACTAATACCTTCAATATCATCGTAAATTGGATGTTCTAAACCATCCACAGGAGAGATATCACATATTGCAGCAGTAATCATTTTTGGTGTAGCAACTATATCTGCACCAAAAATAGGAAGATCGAAATCTGGTTCTGGGTACCATATACAATGTAGTATATCCAGAGGTCCTAGACTAGCAATTTCCAAATGAACCTTGCGAAGTCCAGTACAACTGTACATTTCATTTTTGATACTGAGATCACCGTCTTCAGTTGATTTATACACTTGAGCAAACTCATCGTCAACATCAAGTGGTTCTACATTTGGTAGAGTTTTTTGATGCTTGCGAATAATTTTAGCAAGATCATCGATTATTAATCCCATGAATTATTAATTTGAATATTGAGGATTGACATAACCTAGATTAAAGGAAATCCTATAGTTTTTTGATGGCATAGAACTAGCATGAAGTGTCAAACCATCAAACACAACTGCTCTACCTTGTTTAGGTGTAACTTTATCTACACACTCTCTGTTTTTATTAAAGAAAAACGTATCACCATCTGCATCATTGACATAATATAAGACCACAGTATGTGGGATCTTCATGTCAACATGCATATTGTTATGTATGGGAGCATTTTTAATTGGAAGATACAATCCAAATCTCATACGATATAAGAAATTAGGATCAATATCTGCTTTATCACTAAGGCATAAACAATGAGCAGCAATAAGATTAGCAATACTAGTCTTTGGTGTGTACTCATCCATCGCTAGATGAGCCATAGAAGGGTATGAAGGTTTGTTCATGTCCTCTACTATTTTTTCACGTCTCTTATCGTAGGTCGAATCTGGCATGAATGACCATTGAAAACTAGGATCGATACAAATTTCACGTAGTTGATCCTGCATTACTACAGGCATCACATCATCTATAATTTTCATTTTTCTAATCTAGCAAAAAACTCTTTCATTGTTGTCTGATAACCTGATTCACGAGAGGGAGGTTCCTTGATCCCCTTCATCTTTTTGTAGTCGTTGTGCATTGCTTGGAGTAACCATGCCTGTGCTAATTGATGGGGTCCTTCTTTCAATAATTGGATTTGAAATTTCGATAGACCAGCCTTCATCTCCAAATACTCCTGTCTCCACGATGTGCGGTGTGAATTGTTTGTCATCTTTTTCCCATTGTTCATGTAATTTTTTAACTTCCAAATCAACTCCTGCCATAGTTTGTAGAACTTTACCATCCCAGTACATTTTTTCTATGTAAGAAAAAAGATATGTCAGAATAGTATTAAAAGGTGGTTTTTGTTTTTTAATCCACTTCTTTATTTTTTGTAAAGTAGTTTCTTCTCCACCCCAAGTATGTTCAAATTCTATTTTAGGCATAACTGAAAAAGAATTCTTTGATTAGGTTATGTGATTGTTCTTTACCAAATCTACTGGAAAGATATCCAGAGATTGGATCAAGTCTTATCATATACTTATCAAAATCAATATACTGTGAAGTATCAGTTCCAGTTGGTTGATGCTCTTCCAGCATATTTTTATAATATTGTAGATATTTTGTGAACAGAGGCAGGTGTTCATCTACCTCATCAGGTTTACAATATCTGACAACTAAATTGTCAGAAAAATGATTACCTGCTTCAAAAAATCTATATGTTCCTTCTACTTTAGGCAAGTCAGGTGTATAAAACAAGTAGTTTTCTACTGGATGTTGGAAATCGAACACAATAACAACTCTCTTTTCACTCATTCCCATGAGATCCATACCAAAACAAGGTAGATTTGATCCTGTTTTTGGATATATTATGTTGTTATGAATGCTGCAAAATTTTTCATCCCAGATTTCAACTTGTCTTGACTTAATTAGATGATCACCTTTGTACAAATCAGCAGTTAGGTGTACACCTTTTTTATTAGTCCACTCAGCATGTCGCTTAACAAATTCTATATCTGGAAAAATTTCAGCAACAGTTGCTTTGTAATTTTTCCAAAGATCCATAGTTATAATTTGAACCCTGCGAAGGTATCTTTTTTAACGTCTTGTTTAATACTACCAATGAGATATGATTCTACCTCTGTTTCTTGCGGTGCAACTTGCATACCTTTAGAAGACAACCAGTGTGCTGTCCAAGGTAGTGGATTGTTGCTAATAGGAGTATCAAAAACTGCTTTCAATCCAATAGATTTAAGACGACGATTAGCAGTCCACTCGACATATTTAGAAAGTAATTTTTCATTAAGACCAATGATAGATCCATCTTTAAACAAATACTCTGCCCATGATTTTTCTTCATCTACACATTGTTTAAACATGTTATAAACATTTGCTTCTTCTTCCTTAGCAATTTCTACTATATCAGGATCATCACCTTTCTTCCAGTTATTAAGAATGTTCTGTGTAACTGTCATGTGTTGACTTTCATCTCTAGCAATAAGTCCAATAATTTTTGCTGAACCCTCTAGTAATTTAAGTTCACCAAATGCAAATGAACATGCAAAAGAAACATAAAATCTAATTCCTTCTAGAATGTATACATTTGCCACTGCTCTGTATAACTTTCTCTTCAATTCATAGAGTTCTTGCTGTGCCATTGGAACATCATTGAGTTGGTGTTCCCATAGTCTACCAGAACCATATTCTTGTGCTGCCTGTAGGAATTCATCATATGCTTTAGTTACTGATTGTGCTCTTGAAAGAATTTTTTGATCATCTAAAATTTTATCAAAGACATCAGCAGGATTAGCATATACATTCTTGATAATATGTGTATAAGAACGACTATGAACCATCTCCATGGTCTGCCAGATGTTCATACACCCTTCTAACTCAGGTAAACTGCAATAAGGCATGAATGCCATGCCAGGACCACGACCTTGTACACTGTCCAAGAGGATCTGATACTTGAGATTGCTAGTAAATATGTGTTTTTGTGCATTATTTAATACTTGATAATCAGCACGATCTTTTTGTAAGGAAACTTCTTCTGGTCTCCAAAAATATCCGAGTTGATTTTGAGTTAGTTTATCAAAAATAGGGTACTTAAATTTATCATAACGTTGGACACCAAGGGGAGGTCCGAAAAACATTCTCTGTTTTGTGTTATCAACAATGTCTGTATTGAATACAGTCATTCCTTTAACTTTAGTACGCATGGGTTCTCCGTTAGTTCTAAATTTTGCAGCTGTCACAGTCTTCTTCCTCTGTCTCTAAAATTTGTGTAAGTAAATCTTGAATTGATTCTTTCTTCTCCTCTGTTAATGGTTCATCATCACTCTTGACATCATATGTATTCTGATAATAAGAAGTCTTCCAACCATACTTGTATGTTTTTAGAAGATCACCTGCCATAACAGAAACTGGCACTTCATTGTTCTCATAATTTTCTGGATTATAACTCCAGTTACCACTAATCGCTTGATCAAAAAACTTTTGCATTGCAGCAACAATTTTAATATAACCATCATTATTTTTCATATCCCATAACAATGTGTAATTGTTTTTTAAAGACCCAAACTGTGGAACAATTTGCTTAAGAGGTCCTTTCTTGGACTTCTTAGTGGACAAGAATGCTCTAGGTGGTTCAATTCCGTTTGTTGCATTAGACACAACGGAACTGCTCTCCGATGGCATTTGTGCTGACAATGTTGAGTGTCTAAGACCGAACTCTTTGATGTCATCGCGTAAAGTATTCCAATCATAATTCAATTCTGTGCCACAGAACTCATCAATATCACGCTTGTAAGTGTCGATTGGGAGGATACCGTCTGCATACTTGGTGCGATGGAAATATCCACACTTGCCCTTTTCTTTCGCGAGGGTGTTGCTTGACTTGAGCAAGTAATATTGGAAAGCTTCAGATAACTCGTGGACGAGTTTCCATGCTTTTGGATTGTCATAGTTCTCTCCTTGTTTTGCTAAGTAGTGTGCTAGACCAATATAACCAACACCTAGTGACCTACGGTTTAAGGTGCTTAATTTTGCTGCTTCTACAGGATACTCCTGATAATCAATTAGTTCTTCAAGACCACGAACAGCAAGATCACAAAGTTCTTCAAGATCATCTAGTTCACGGATCTTACCGATGTTAATAGCGGAAAGAATACATAAAGCAATTTCGCCATTTGGATCATCGATGTGTTGTAAGGGTGTCGTTGGTAAAGTAATTTCTTGACAGAGATTACTCATAGAAACTTTATCCTTAAAAGATGAATGAGTATTGCAATGATCAATATTCATAATATAAAGGCGACCAGTTTCTGCTCTTTCCTTACACAAGTCTAGAAGTAACTCTTGAGCACCTATCCTAGTCTTGGGGATAGATTCATCACTCTCGTAAGTTCGATATAAGTCATCAAATTCTGGAGACCCAAAACTGTCATAAAGGTTAGGGACATCGTGAGGAGAAAATAATGTAATTTGTTCATTGTCAATAAATCTTTGATAAAATAGTTCACTAATTTGAATAGAGTAATCAAGTTTTCTTACTCTGTTGTCTTCTGTACCTTTGTTGTTTTTGAGAACTAGAATGTCCTCTATTTCTTGGTGCCAGATTGGGAAGTGGACAGTCGCTGATCCACCTCTAATGCCATTTTGAGTGCAGCATCTGACAGTTGCTTCAAACTTTTTGAGGAACGGTACAACACCTGTGTGTTGAACTTCTCCACCTCTGATTTTGCTGTTGATGCCACGGATCCTACCTGCGTTAATACCGATGCCTGCCCTTTGAGCAACATACCTCCCAATAGCCATATCACTACTAAAGATGCTATCGAGGGTGTCATCGCTGTCAACAAGCACGCAACTAGCAAATTGTCTAAGGGGTGTCCTGACACCGCCCATGATGGGGGTCGGTATGTTGATTTTGTGTTTGGAAATGGCATTATAATAACGCTGAATATAATCTAACCTAGTATTACTAGGGTAGTTTTGGAACAATGTGACCGCAATCATCATGTACATATATTGAGGTGTTTCATACACCTCACCACAACTGCGATCTTGAATGAGATACTTGTCTACGACTTGACGAAGACCAGCATAGGTGAACAAATAGTCACGCTCATGATCGATCCAAGAATTAATCTTAGACCACTCTTCGTATGTATACTTATCAATAATTTCACTGTCATATACTTTCTTTTCAACACACGTATAACAGTGATCTAGAACAGATGGAAACCCTTTTTTCCAATCTCCAAATACTTGTTTGTTAACTCCATACAAAAGTAAACGTGCTGCTGCAAATTGATAGTTTGGATTTTCAAGACTAATAAGATCACTGGCAGAACGTACAAGAATTTCTTGAATATCTTTAGTTTCGATACCGTCGAAAAACTGTAGACCTGAGCTCATTTCAATCTGTGAGGCACTCACACCACTTCCTAAACCTTCACATGCCTCTTCTACTACTTTATGAATTTTCTCTAGGTTGAGCGCCTCTACAGCGCCATTACGTTTCTTTACTTTAATTCCAACTCCGTTTGTCATGCTTTCTTCCAGTCTTTAAATTTTAGGGTTGCGTTTAATTTTTGATATACATTTGATTCTACCATCTTTTGTACATCATGTCCAGCAAGATACATGTCATTTATGTCCTTCTGCTGTATATGTTTTGGCCAGATGACTACCTTATCTCCTCGACTAATGGTCTTGTCGATTCTTTCAACGATTTCTCTGTTACGAGGTTCGTTATCATAAACGTAAATATAATCGCTCCAACCAAACGACCTAATATCAATATCGGAACCGCACATAGCAACCGAGTTTTTAATGAAGGTCGAGTCGAATGGTCCTTCGACGATGTAGATTGTTTCATCTGTGTTAATTCTATCCAGTCCAAAGATCTTGGGTTGTGCCTCATCTAGCATGATCGTGATGTATCTCATCTTCGCTTTAGGTGAGAGAGATCTGCCTTGATATCCAAAGAGGTTACCTTGTTTGTCTTTAAAAGGGATGATAATACGTGGACTATCCTGTCTTGCAGTATCAAAAGTCTTCTTTTGTTTGTTTGTCCATTCCTTAAACTTTGGACAATAGTAAAAGTAATCTAGATTTTTGATACTTCGTTTTTCGAGATAGGCACGTGCTGGGTGAGAAATATTTAGGTCAGAAATCTTCTCAAGATCGGTATCTCTTTTAACAAATTTCGGTTCTGGAAATTTGAATTTTGGATTGGGTGTGGCAGTTCCCTTGCCAGTGCTACCTTCCTTAAATTTCTCCATGATATATTGTTCATAGAGAAGATGATCGTGATCTTTTAAGAAGTTTGCAAGCGATCTACCAACACCACAATTGTGACATTTATATGTAAAATTATTTTTAATCTTAAAAAAATATCCCCTTGCCTTATTCTTTCTTTTCTGACTGTCACCGCAGTAAGGACATCTGAAATTAAACAGATCTACCTTCTTCTTAGTGAAAAGAGTAAGACGAGGGGATATTAAATTGATATACTTTACATCAAGAAAGCTCAATTACAGGCATTACAACTTCAGACATACTAACAGGGGATTGCTGTGTTGTCAAGTTTTTTAATAATGCTTGACCTGGTGTAGACACAAAGAAACATATAACAGATAATGCTCCTGCTATTGTCCACATTTTCTTCTCCATTAAACGAAGTCTATCATCAACTAATCTTATATCTCTCTCGCATCCTTTCTTTATAGCGTTCGTCTCTCTAGTAAGATCAGAGGAAATTCTATCTAACTTTTCAAATAAAACTTCATCTACCTTATCTTGCTTGTCTAATTTTTCATTGTGCACAGCTAGTAGCTGACCCATCTTCATAGAATTTTCTTGAAGGGTATCAACTACTTTTTCTAATCTTTCAAGTATAGCCGTGTTAATGTCAGACATTTTTAAACATTTCTGACAGCAAAATCTAGTGCAGATTGATATGTAGCAGCGTCTTTGTTCAGCATATACTGAAACTGTTGCTTATGTGCATCATCTAGTTGTGCATAACATGCAGCAATTCTCTTCGCAGAAAAGTTATCCAAGTTCTGTACCGCACCGTCTGAGAACTGGATCTTGGCGAATGAACCCTCGCCTTGTGGGTTAAGTTCAGAAGTTGCTACATCTAATGCAACTTGAATTACATCTTGATTTTCAGTCATAATTTGTTTATTCACTTCATTTTCCTCACGTTTTAATTTTTTAGTTTGGGATGCTGCCTTCTTTTTGAAGTCAGAGAGACGAGCTTTCATAAGAACATCCATCTCTTTTGTTTTATTCATCATCTTTTGTTTTGCTTCACCACGTTTTTTCTGAAGATCCTTAGAACGATTAAGTTTCTTCGTTTGTGTGATTTGCTTTTGTGCTCTCTCAGTATCAGTAGATAGAGCTTCAGTTACATTTGTTTCTTCTTTCATTTTTCTACGTTGAATACGATCAAAAAGAGAGCGGGCACCTTTAGTACGCCCATCAATTGTCTCATTATTTTTCTTGTACTTACGATGTTGTTTAGGATTTACCATAACAAAAGCAGGTGGTAACTGTAGACCAGAACCATCGCCAGCAGAATTGATCATTTCATTTAGATTAGGTTCAGTTCTTTCAGACATTCCTCGTCAACATCCTCGTTTAGTGTGAGTGGTAATCTATTTAGAAACAACATAAATGCCTTGATTTGAGACCAGTATGTTACTTCTGTTTTATAAAAAAGCAGCGGAGTTGCTGCCTCGCCAAATACATTGTATAACACAATCACATGGTTTAGTATGAGATGTGTTTTCAATTCTCCCGTCGTCTCATATCTCCTTAGCAGTCGTTTGATATATTTGAAGCGTTTTATGTCTTCTTCAAAGTCAGCATAGGTGACAGACGACGGGTTATTGTAATTTTGAATAGCGAAAAATAACCAGTTATCTGGCGTCAATTCAGCAATGTTCATTCATTATGATCCGAATGTTAGAGTTCCTGCTCCGTCAGTGATGACTTCTTCAGTACCATTAGCAGAGGTAATCTTAACTCTGTAATTATATCCGTCTAATGCATTAGATGCTAGTCCACTATAAGCAAGTGTTGCTGTAGTGAAGTCAGCATATGTGATACCTGTATCAAGTGATGCACTGACGTTAACCCAACGCTTAGTTCCAGACTTCTGTCTCTGCCATACGTATGCAAGTGCACCAGGTGTACCAGTTGTACTTGTAGTAACTGCAAATGTACCAGCACCAGAAGATGAAGTAGAGTTACCAGGTTGACCTGTGATGGTAACAGCAGATGCTACATCAGCAGCGATGGTATCATCAGCCATGTCACCAGATGTGCCAGAAGCAACTGTAAGTGCTGCTACACATTCTGCCTTATGACGTGTGTTACCTGCATGATCAGTGTAACTTCTATATACCCACCAACCAGGATTACTAATACCACGAGACTTACTCTCAGCAAGAGAACCCTCAGTAGCATCAGCAAAAATTAGTTCGTAACTATTAGAATCTCCACCTAAGATTACAAATTCTGCAACCTGTTTTGGAGGAGTTCTTTTAATTACATTAGCAGCAGTAACTGTT